GTGTTGCTATAGAGGTAGCCGTGCCTGCGGTTAGATCATAGATGCGTAATGAATAAGGAGATGCACTTGCGGTTTGACAGCTTAGAGCTTTACAAGCTGCCGCTAAATTATCACCAAATACCGACATTGTTATATTATACGCCCGAAGAAGAGGAAGGCTAAAAAATAATTGGCCAGTAGCTGTACCTGTAACTGTGGCGACTGTGAATATTGCGTTGACCCAGACTAGGTTGTTGCTAATATATACATATTGTCCTGTGCCTGTGCCTGTGAATGTTGCCCCTCCCAGTGAGTCTGTGAGCGTTGGAGTGTAGGCTGTCACTGTTGTCGAGAATGCCTGTAGTGCTGAGATCTGATTTGCTACAGTTGTATTAGTAGAAGCCTGACTAGCATTAGTAGTAGCTTGAGCCGCTAATGTCGTATAGTTTTCCGTAAAATTAGCGTTTGCTTTTGTCATACCCGTGCGTAATGGGTCGCCCGTATTGTCATTGGGTGCTGTGCCAATATTGATCGTTTGTTGGGCCATATATATATAGAGTTAACCGACAAAGGAGGGCGGCAGTATTACCTACCGCCCTCTTGTTTATTTGAACTTTCTGATCTTCGGTGCGACTGAGCCCTGTACCCACAGGATCAGTTTGCCTCCATCTGGAATAATAGCAGTGTTGAAATTTTGCCGCTGGAGTACGGGGTCAATTTCGGGACCAGAGAGCATTTTACTTTTGCCCAGCTTGTCCACTGCAATGGTTGTTGAAATACGCATAAAAATTACGCGGAGATCAATACTTCGGCCTGAGTAGTATCAGCCGCTGCGGCCCCGAACATAATGTCATAAGACGCCATGTGTGAGCGAGTGGCTCGGCTGTACCACACGGAGATCATGGCGCTGAGGCCCTGTTGTGTGGTCACTACGCGTTGCTCGACGAATTCGCCGGGGATCATTCCAACCGGAATTCCTGACGCAATAGCGAGAGCGTCGGGCCCGCAGACGAAACCTACGGTGTTGGCTATAGCGCCAGTATATCGGTTCTGCTCGGCAATTAAGTCGAAACCGAAACGACCGTTGTTGAGTGGCCCGTATTGTGAATTCGGGATCGCTGCGGTACCTGCGGCGGCGGTGGTCGTGCCGGAGAAACCGATGCGCGCAATGTAGGCTCCATCGAGGAGGAGCACCTTGCTTCGGTAGTCTTTTGCAAGTGCCAGGATAGCAGGCAAATCGCTCGAGTCGAAGTTAGCTGCGGTGCCGACCACCGTGCCTGCACCGTAGAGCGCGGCGGTCATTTGCGCGGTGACTTTGTCGCTGATTCCGCTGGCGAAAATCTCGGAGGAACCTGCGGCGAGATCGGCGAGTGAGTAGCCGGAATTCAATTCAGCTTGGGTGACCGTAAAGTTCTTCGAGATCTGATTTACGGTGATGCTCGTGGCGGCCAGCGTGCTGTCGTTGTTGCTCTCCCAGTTGGTCGGGTCGACCTGCGCGGCGGTTCCGGTCGTGAATTTCTTGACGCGCACAACTGCGAGCGGGCGCAAGTTGTCGAGGCCGACGTTGCGCGAGAAACCAGCTAACATTGCGAGGCGGTTTGTGGCCACCGTGATGATCGCATCTGCGAGGTAATCAACAACCAAAGTGGACGCAAATGTGTTAGCGTTTTGCGGCGCGTGAATCGCCATCTGACGCTGAAGCTCGGTGTGGTTCTGAATCAGGAAACCACGGCGGTCGGCACCGGCTTGGAGGCTCCGGTAGGTGTTGATCAGTGGGTTACCTAAGTTGGCAACCACGGTGTTTGCAATGGGCTCAGGAGCGGGCGCAGGAGGCACCACAGCAGGCTGGGACTTGAGTGCGGCGGTGACAGCGCTAGCGACAATAGAGGCAATGTCAGCGGCGGTGAGAGAGGCGGTCGGCGCGATAGTTGCAGCCGCCACCACGGGAGTGATTTCAGTCATTATATTTTCGTGTGGGTTAGGTGTCGGCGCGTCATTTGCGCCATCGACGGGAGCGTTAGTGCTGCCCGCAGAAAGTGTATTATTAGACTCGTCATCTAAGTCTAATTGAGCCCGAAGTGCGACGAACCAGTCTCGGCCCGCAGCGCCTCCCCAGAGGTTGGCTGCGACGTCGGCGGGAGTGTCGGCCTCGGCATCGAGGAAGCGTTCGTTGCGCGCCCACCAAGCAGCAGCCTTGATGATCTTAGCTTCGGTCGGTGGCTCGCCGCGAATTAGGCTGCGGGCGTCGGTCACCGTCTGCTCCTCGAGGCCGTCACCGGCTAGGCCCTCCTCGTATTGTCGGACGCCGCGCTCGAGGTTGCTGACCATCGGTGCCGGCGCTGTTTTGGTCACAGCTCGAGGATGCCATTTCGCGAGAACTGTTGGCTGTTTGGTAGTTTTATCGGCCAGCCCGAATGCAATAGCTTGAGCCGCCGTGAACCATGTTTCGGCTGTCATTGCCGCGCGGATTGACTCGGTTGAGCGGCCTGTTTTTTGTTTGTAAACTGCGGCTAAAATCTCAGCGTGCTGATCTAGAGCCGCCGCCATTTTTCGCATCTCGTCCGCGGTGCCGGCCACCATCCCCGCTGGATTGTGGATCATCATCAGCGCCGCCTCGGACATCTCCACTGTGTCACCAGCCAGCGCGATTATAGATGCGATAGAAGCCGCGATACCGATGACGCGAGTGGTCACCGGAGCCTGCCGACCTCGGAGCATATTATATATCGCGAGGCCGTCCCATACGTTGCCGCCAGGAGAGTTGATCTCGATGCTGAGCGGCCCGTTGCCGACAGCCTGTAGAGTTTCGGAAAATGCTTTTGCGCTGAGCCCGCTACCGCCGAACCAGTCCTCGCCAATCTGGTCGAAGATCTGGATGGTGGCGGGCTCATGGGCGCTTGCGGCGGGCGCGTAGGAGAGCCAGTTAGAGACTTGTTTCATTCTGTTTTTTGGCTCGGGTTTTTTTGATCGGAGCGGGAATCTCGGGTGCGATATTCTGCGGCGCGGGCACCGGCAGTGGCGCTGCCTCGGGAGCGATAGGCTGCTTTTGAGCGCTCGAGATTTCGGAGATGTCGATGCCGTATTTTACGGCCAAGCCTTGCACGAATTTTGCCTGCTGAGCCTTAGCCTCGAGCGCCGCCCGCCAGTCGATACCGCGAGCCCCGTAGATCTCGTCGTAAGTGGTGATCCCAGCCTCGAGCTCGGCCAGCTGGGCCGCTGAGTTGCGCCCGACGTCCACGTTTGGCGCCCTCGGTGCTTGGATCGCGACCTCGTACCAGTCAGCCGGCGGGTTGGCCAATGTTGGGTCGGTGCGGATCTCGGCGGCCATAACGTACTCCCAGATCCTGCGGGCGGCAGAGGCCATGACCTGATGGCGACTGCGGAACCAGACCGAGGACATATCGAGCGAGCCGCGATAGACCGTGCCCTGCATGGACTCAGGGAACACGAGCACATACGGGATGCCCACGCCGGCACAGACTTTCTCTGTCAAATTTCGCCAGTACTCGCGCATATTTACGCCGGGTCTTTCGGACAGAAACTGTTGAAAATCATCGCCGTGCTTCATCACTTTTACGGAAGCGCCGAACACATTTTCGTAGTAGGATTGAGCGGCGTCGGAGTTGCTCGCCAGCCCGTTGCGTAGGCTCGACGCCTGCACTTCTCCACTCGCCGTTTTGATCACCTGAGCTACGCTGCTGGCTAATTTACACGCCTCCATCTCTAGCTTTTGGAGGTCGTCCAAGTCGTGCAAGTCGTTGATCACGCAAGCCACAAACGGGATGCCGCGTAACTGCTGAGCCCGCTGCGGCTCAAAAATATGCACTACGTTATCAGATGATATTGAGCGAATATCGGTGACCTGATTTTGCTGCTGTTCCTGACCAATAAAATACGAAATAGCTCTACCGTTTTTTACATCGAAACGCACGCCGTCAAACACTGAGGCGTCTGACTCCATACCGGTAGGTGTTGCCACTTGTTGGGCTTCGATCAATTGCAGGCGAGGCCGTCCAGACGCGCCTTGCGTTAGCAATATAAATGACTCCCCGTCGTAAAACCACGACCGCGCGGCTAGCCCCATTAGCGTGCCGAAAGATTGGCGAGATCCAATATCAGGGAAGCGACTCCATTTATCCCAAGCTCGTTTAGCAGCTTGATTCCATTCGGGATCTGAGCTTGAGGGCTGGACGCTAAAATTAGAGCCGACCGTGTAGTTCTCAAATAGGTCACCGAGCCTATTCATTACCGCATTATTTTGCTCAAAGAACCTACTCTTTTTTACGATCTGCGTGCGCGTTGAAGATGAGCAATCAAAGCGGATCGATGTGTAAGTAGTGTCGAGCCACGAGCGCCGTATTGAGTTACCAGCGCCCTCGTATCGGTTGACTGGAGCGCGTCGGAACCGGCTGATAATATTGGAGAGAATTCCCATTAGCTCATACTCCTTCTAGTATTAGGTTCCTGTCGCAATTGCGTGAAGTCGCCGCCGTAACTCGAGGTCGCAATTAACACATTGGCCAGCATTTCGGCGTATATCTGAGCGTCGGTAGGTGTCGGAATGCCTGACGCAATTAGGTTGGCCTTTGCGGTGTCGTAGTCACTGAGTAGCGACTCCCACATCTCGACCATATCGGTTGGATTTACTCCTGATTTATCGGGGTCGGAGAACTCAACTGAGACATCCGCCGAGGAGGTTTGGCGAATAATTTGCCCGCTGGCTACGAGAGCAACGGCTGTAGTGAGTTTTGCGACCAGCGCCGCCAATAGCGATAGTGGTGACGCGCCAGCATAGGCCACGCGCAGGAACGCTCGCTTTAGTGAGACAGTGTATACCACTGGCTCGACTCGTACGAGAGGGACTAAGCCTTGTCAACTACTTTGCTAATCGTCGAATCACTTAGATCACCCCACAATAACACCATTGCCAGCTGCATTATTTCACAGTCGTGCAAATGGTCTGGCCATTTTCCGTTACGTTTTTGCCACTCGTATTTGATCTTGCCGGCTCTATTTGCAATGGGCTTGAGCGTGTGAGAATCGAGGTGCCTCCAGTAGGTTTCGTAGTCGGCGGTGTAGGCCCCGGCTATATCGAGATCGACCTGAGTCACGCCGGTGGACCACTGATACTCCGTTTCGGATTTGCGTAAGCGGAATAGGAGATCTCGTAAATGATCAGAGTCGAATAACAAAATAGGCTGCACAACATCGGTGCGCATCGAGGCCGCCGTCGATAGCCCGAATGGGTGGATAGCACCCGACTTGGTTGTAAATCTTGCCCCGCCTTCTCGGCCCTTGAGAGGCAACCAGCCAGCAATCATTGGCTTTCTTAGCCCTCCTTCGGGTGGGTAGCGCAGGCCGCACGGGTAGGTGATCGCTGAGTCAGAGGTTTGACTCCACTGCCCACAGGCATCGTAAACCGACTGTGTCGAATAGCCCGAGTCGATACCCACATCCATGTCCTGCACTAGCAGCTGGACCTGCACGCGCCTTATCGCTGCGTAGTCATCAGCCCGCCCCGAGGCTACTAGTTTAGAGCTACCGTTTAACCACTCTCGTACCACCCACCAGAAAAATGGTGCTACAGCCTGCACGTCTACCGTTAGGTATCTGCGCCCTCCAGCAAATTCTGAGTCTGTTATTATCTCGACGCGATCTGTTTTTGTTTCTTGGTTTTCCCAAGGCTCGGCCAGTGTCCCGTTGATGAAACTTTGAAGGCCCATCATTGATGATTTAGCTTCTAAAAATTGAACTGCGAGATGGCCCCATGTGCATTTACGGTCAGGAGAATATAGGCTTGAAAGGTGATAGCTTCTAATACTCGGCAGTGATCCTACGTTTTCGGCCACCCATTTACCGTTACGCAGCGCCGCTACTTTGTGGGCGTCGGTGATGTTCTTTTGGCAGAGTTGGCACACATATACGGCAGTCGATCTAACCTTCTGGTAATCGACATTCCCGTTCTCGTTTTTGCTTGTTTCCCACTTCACGTTCTTCCACTCCAGCTTGATCAGCTCTTTGCAATGCGGGCACGGGATGTAGTACTTGCGTTGGTCGCCGCGGAGATACCGTTGCCAGATGCGCCCTTCTGATACGGTAGGTGTGCTGGTAATAAAAAACTTGGAGCTCGAGAATGCCTTAAGCCGTTGCTCAGCGAGATCAAGCGCGTCAGCCTCGGTGCTGGTGGCGTCTGCGAATTTATCGACCTCGTCGGCAATTAGTATTCGCACCGGCCTCGAGGCTAAATTGGCTGGCGAATTTGAGCCTACAAAGTTGAGCGTTGAGCGTGTAAATTGCTGCTCAAGGTTTGTGATCTTATCTTTATCCACAGGCCAATTTTGCGCCATAGCATCGCAGTCCTCGAGCATCGGAAGCCATCTGCTTTTACTAAATGAGCGGGCTAAATTTTCCGTCGGCATCAACCACAAAGCTGGGCTCGGCTCATTGTCAATTAGCCAAGCTAGGCCCGCCATTAGCGTTGTGGTTTTTGACGTTTGGGAGCCCCAGCATAATACCAATTCGGAACACGATGAGTCCTTCCACGCTTCTAAAGGCTCACGAGTGTAGGGCCGAATAGTGGTTGAGAATGGACCAGGGTGCTCGGTCTGGCGCTGGGTGAGTTTGAGGTTTTCCTCGCACCATTTAGTGACCGTTTGCTTCGGCGTCGGCCGATATAGGAGGCGTCGGAATTCAAGGAGATTACGCTGCGAGTCTATCATTTTTTATGCGAGTCTCTGATTATTTTTGGCACAGTCGTTTCCCAATTTATGCTGTGATGGATCCTTGGGTTTGATGTTCCACTTATTACGCCAACCTTTACGGATGATGGCGTCGTCATAACTGTATAGAACGACTTAACGTAGGTGCCGTGCGCTAAATACATTTCGGTGAGCCCTCCTTTTTGGGACTGGGTTTTTGCTTGGGTCAACATCACCGCAAAAGTCGTTAAGAACAGATTACCTCTAGAGCCTAGAGTGGTGTACGTTGAGACGTCGTCGTTCATTCTCGCCATAAACAAAAATTTTCTTTTCGGTGAACAAAAAAACGAGTTCATTGCTTTTCGGTAAATTGGCGATCCAAAAACTGTTCCTGAATTTAGCCCGCCGATAAAGTCACCTCCTTGAGCTAATGCAATTGTTGATACATTAGTTGACCAGAAAAATTGCGTTATAGCCTTAAATATTTGATCAAGCTCAACCACCTTTTTACCCTTCAACTTGCCGTCTGCAATGTATCTCGACATAAAACTTGCATAGTCGTCGTCGAGTTGAATAAACGTTTTTATTTTCAATCTCTCAGCAATATCGAAACAGGCATTGCGCGCGTGTAAAACCGTGCTGTTACTTTTTAGGTTGTCGAACGTGTCGATTCGTTTCCTGATATCAGGCTTAGAAAATACCTCAACCATTCCAGCGAATCGTTGCTCATACTCTGATCTTTGCTGATCCTCGTTATCGACAACTATCACAATTCTTCCAGTGAATCCGTGTTTTCTAAGAGTGTTTACTGTTTTGACGTTATTAGCCCTGCCATGAGTAAGAATAAAAGCCGCAAAGGAAGGTTCTTCATTTTTCATTGATTGCTCGGTTTTGAATTTCTGCGATTGTCTTCGTCATTTCCACATATCCGTTTTCAATAGCTGAGTCTAAATCTACGATAACTAAGGCTGATTCCTCCATTAGCTTTTGAACCTCCTTAGGAGCGTGCGCATAATATTCGGCGATATTTCCGTAATTAAAAACGACGTGTCTTTGCGCTGCTGTCAAGAGTAGCTCTTTTGCTTCGTCGTTAATTTTAGCTAAGTGGATTTTGCAAATGAGCTCTTTATATTTTGCTGAATCTAGCATCTCGCTAAGCGCTGGTTTTTCGCCTGTGATTTCGTAGACGAGCCCTTTTATTTTTGACGTGTAAGAGTTTTCTTCGGGTGTTCCGTTAAATAATTCCTCGAGTTCTTCAGTTGAAAATCCAGTAAGCTCTAAGTCAAATCCGTTATTTTCTAACGCCAGTAATTCAGCCTTTAGCGCCTCCTCGTCCCAACCTGCGTTGAGCGCTAACTTGTTGTCGGCAATGACGTAGGCTTGTATTTGCGTCTCAGTTAGGTCTCCGAGCCTTAAACAAGGTATGTCGTTAATGCCTAATTTCCGAGCCGCAAGAACTCGGCCATGACCTGCAATTATAGTGCCAGATTTGCTAACTAGAACTGGATTTGTCCACCCAAACTCTTTGATTGAATCTGCGATTTGAGATACCTGTTCCGCTGAATGGGTTCGACTATTTTTTGCATACGGAATCAGATCTTTTATTTTTAGCGACTCTATGTTTTTCATTGCCAAGGATTTGTTGCGTGTAGCGTTTTAAGAAATACCTCCTGCACCCATCGATCTAGCTCCTGCTCGCAGTGCTCTGGGTCATGCGGTGAGATGCGGCCAGAGAGTTGCCTTGGCATGGCTTTGGCTAGTGATATTACCGCGCCGTCATGCTCGGTTATGGCGCGTCTCACCCAGTCTCCAGAGACTAGTGTTTTCTCTCGCTCGTTGAGGGTGAGTAGCTCATTGCGGGCCGCCGTGAGATTTCGGGCGGCCAGCGCATGCACCGCCACCATGCGGGAGGCGTCTAGTGTCTTGCTTCGGAGCGACTGCACAGCTAGCCCGAATGCAGCCCTCTCAATTTGCCGTTGGCGCTCGTAGGAACCTTGCGGGGTGTCGGCAGCAATAAGGGTTGGATCGACCGTTGTGGTCGACTCTGGTGGCCTGTATGGGCCTGATTCATTGGGTGTTCCATCTTGTTTAGCAGTTTGTTTACTGTCGTGAACAACGCTCAGCCCCTTAGGCCCACGGTGGAAACTGCCACGAAAAGCATCGGCGGCTTCGGGCGAGGTGAGAGGCATTCCGACCTTCACGAGCTTGCAAACTAACGCGCGCGATACACCCGCGTGCCTTGCGTATTCGGCTTGGGTCATGCCGCTATTTGTTTTTTTTGTTTCATTTTTTGGGTAAATTTCTTCGGATCTTAATTTTCAAATATGCGGAATCATTGGGGTTTTGTTAATATTTGATTGGGAAATTCACGCTCAGAGGAAAGCCGCGTAGCGTTTTAACC